AAACTTAATGGAGGATTTCTAAAATTTAAATCAGGCAGTTGTCAAATTATTTGGGACGAGTTTATAAAATGTCCTGAAGTATGGCAATTAAATTGGTATAAAACTGGTGTTGTACATTACAAATATTATGGAGAACAAAACTTTATTAATTGGATGTGTGATTTACATAAAATTAATTTAACATTAATGCCACCTGAATGGGTTTGTAAACTAACAAATAATGAAGAAGAAGATAGATATAATAATTTTCAATATATGGAAAAATTTAATAAAGATTATATGATACTAGATAAACCAAATGATGATATTAAAGTTGTACACTTTGCTAATCCAAACGCCAATATACATACTAGTAAATATTCTTGGATAAAGGATTATTGGAAATGAGAATAATTTGTGTAAATACAGGTACTAAATTTGACTCTTGGTATACAAGAAATCTGAAACATATGATAGATACATACTCTGGTTTAAAGTATGATGAGTTTGTTGTTATAGGAGTTGAAAATTATAAAGGTGTTTTTAATAAACTTCAAATGTTTGACCTCTATAGAGATGGAGAAAACTTATATTTTGATTTAGATATTTGTATCTATGGTAAAGTACCTAATTTAATTAGAAAAGACCCAACTGTTTTATACGCTTGGTGGAGAGATAGAAAACATACAACATTTAATTCATCTATTATATCTTGGACTGGCGACCAATCTTATATCTATAATACATTTAAAAAAGATCCTAATATGTGGCAAGAAAAATACAATAAAGGTATTGATGAAATGTTAGAAAAAGAAAAATTAGTTGTTAATAATTATGATAAAGTTTGTTATTCTGTAAAAGGTAATGAATATAAACCTAAAGATGATAACTATAGTATTATGTTATTTAATCAAAAACAATACTTAATGGAACCAGGTTGGACTGGTTGGTGGACTAATTACTTTCTTTCCAGATAATAATAAAATTGTCAAGTGCTTCTAATGGTGTTTTAGATTTTCTTATAGCAGTTTTAACTTCTTCATTTTTAGAATTTTTTACTGTATCTTGTTCAAATAAAAAGATTTTAAAATTAAATAAACGGTCTATATGTTCTTGCTTATCACTTAAAAAGAAGTCCATTAATAATTTGAAAAAATCAGAATCAACATTTTCTATTATTCTTTTTAAAAAACCTTCCTTCACAGCAACTTTTTTTACCATTGACTCAAAATTTCGCCTCTCGTCTTTCTTTTTCTGCCAAGTATTTTCGTGAAGTTGGTCTAAAGAGCAAATTTCTAATAACTCTTTACAGATAGGATTGTCTGGATTGTATTCAAGTATATAAGGATATACTTTTGTTTCTTCATCATCTTTTAATAAAATTTCAATATTTTTTCTTTCATTGTCTATAAAACTCGCTGTAATAAAAGTGTCTTTAGTTATCATTAATTTGTTCTCCTGTTTTCTTCTATATATTTATTCAACTCATATTGAGGTTCCCAACCATAGCTTGTCATTGCGTCTATGTTTGCTTTGTTATCAAGTCTTTCAGTATCACCACCAACTCTTTTTTCAGGAGTAATACCAAAGTAGTTCATCATATCAGTTAACTTATGTGTAGTACCTGTGCCTATATCTATTGCACCTGTCTTTTCTTTAAATGCTGAAATTGATTTGTGTCTTAATATAGATTCAATCGCTGAACAAATATCATATACGTGTATAAAATCTCTACTATGATTTGTATTAATATATGGCACATCATTTTTTAATATTTTTGGTATCAACATAGTATCTCTTGCACCAGGTCCATATACAGTAGTAAATCTCATACCTAAAGCATTTGCTGGAGCAATTAGTTCCATACCATACTTGCTCATTGCATAAGGATTTCTCCAGGGTTCATATGCAGTACTTGAACTTGCATATAAAATTCTTGTATTTTTAAAATGGTCAAAGATTCTTTGACTTACGATAACGTTTTGTTTCCAATAGTCTGTAGGATTTTCAAAACTATCTCTAACACCAGATAGTCCTGCTAAATGTATAACACAATCAACATCATAATTTAAATCACAAGTAAGTAATTCTTTACCTGTACTACGGTCTAAACCAATTACGTCAAATGATTTTTTTTCTAACCAAGTTGAAAGATTTTTACCAATAAATCCATCACTACCTGTTAATAATATCTTCATAATAATATTTCATTTCTAACTCTTATTTATTTTCAAATACCAAGTATTTGCTGTATTTGCTGAACCATTTGGGAACTCTTGCGCTCTATAATCATCACCATCAACTTGGTGTGTTTGATAATCTCCTGTACCTGTCAGTATTGTATCTGCCATACCAGTCCCTCTATTTGTTCCTGTTGTATAACTGTAAGTTATTTTAAAACCATCTACTGAAGCAGCGGCAGTATATTTAATATGACTTGCTAATAAAGTTTCAAAAGCAACTTCTGTATAATCTCGTAAATCATTTCCACCCATTATATAAATTGGATTTCTTGTTAAAGTATTATCAGCACCATTGACTCTATGCAAATAATAATTTTGAATTGTTGTAGGTTGGTCTAGTGCCTCACCACCAATTGTATATGTGCCTGAAGCTTGACCTGTAAAATTTTGACTTAATGTTAATGTATTAGTATTAATTTCAGTTATATAAGTTGGACTTGTAGCTTTATCTGGTAGAGTTGAGTTGTCTTGTCTAAAAATTGTCATCCCAACAGATAGGCTAGTTACATTATTTACAGTTATTGTATTTGTGCCATTTGCACCAAGACTAGAATAAGTTTTATCGTAGTTCTGTCCTATTCCAGCAGCGTCACCTGTATAAGCAGTTGTATCTGCTTGAGTATTTACATAAATTGGTGTTGCGTCAACTAAAGTAGAACCTGCAACACTAGTTACTGTATTAATATGATATGTTCCACCTTGTTCAGTTGTTGTAGTTGCTGCTACTAATTTATCTATTGCAGGATGTATAAATGTATCTTTAACATCTTGCAACGTCATAGATTGAATATCTCCACCTGCTGTTTTATAGACAGGCCAAGTTTTTCCTGAATCAGTTGGTGTTGAACCAGAGGTTGGAGTTTGATTTATCTTATCGTAAGTAATAGTTACTGTTGTAGGTTCTTCTGTTGTTGCTTCATTAGGAAAAGAGGAATTATGTGTTGACATAACACCAGCTTGTTGTCTTGTATCAGTTATTGATCCTACATTACCACCAGAAGCTATTACTGATAATGCTACAGATGGTGTTTGTGAATATTGATAAATTGCTTGTGATATTATTTGGTCAACTTCGGCCGAAGTCATTTCTTTCAAATTACCGCCTGTATAGTATAAAGGAGCTCGTACAGCCATAATTTAATATCCTATGTAGCACTTCCAACAATTGTCTTTTGAGCTACTCCCGCTGAATTGTATATTACTAAAGTTGATGAAGATGTAAAGAGAGTACCTGTTGCATATCCTGTTGTATTAGTTAAAGCAACTGTTCCTGTTGAGTCAGGTATTGTTACTATTCTTTCTGCTGTAGGGTCTGTAGGTCTTATATATGTTTTAAATGCGTCATCTGTTGCACCTTCAAAATAAATACCTAAATTACTATTTGCACCTGTTAAGTAAATATATCCACCTGTTGTTATATTATTTGTTGATATATGACTATTTCCAAAACTAACACTATCTCCTGTGCGAGCAGAAATAGTATTTGTTCTTAATGTTCCTTCAACTTGAACATCATCATTAATATGAATTACAGTAGAATCTGTAGATGATATTGTATTACCAACTATTGAAACTGTTCCTAATGTATTCGTCCCACCTGTAGTTGTAATACTAGGCGCTATTAAATCATTTGCTGTAATAGAACCAGTTGTTGTAATATTTTCATTACCAAAATCTATAGTACCACTTGAATCTAAAATAGAACCACTTTGTAAAGTCATAGTTCCTGCAGATACAATTGGAGATGATAAAGAAGTAGTAATATTAACAACATTTGTTAAACCAATTGTTAAAATATCTGGAACAGATACAACAGCAGTTGTTTGGTTTGAAACACCTTTAAATACAGCAGTTTGACCTGCACCAATTTGCTGTACAGTTGAAGTAGAATCTTCCATCTTCCAACCTTCAGCAGCAAAAATTTGCCCAGCTAATTCATTAACAGCACCTATGACACTAGTTGCTGACATTGAAGCGTCTAACGTTCCTATATCTCCAAAGTCATTTAGACACATATCGTTAAAATTCGTTCTAAATTGTTCTAGTGTATCTGTTAATGCTATATTTCTTACAGCCATTTTATTTTACAACCTTCTTAATTAAATCTTTAATTTCTCTTAAATCTTTCTTTAAATTATTTATCTCGGTACACATAACTCTAAATTTATCACCACTCACTTCTCTATCTCTAAATCTTTTCATATAGATAGCATACTCGCTACTTCTTTTTACTATTGCGTTAGTTTCTACATTTCTAACTAAATCTGAATACCCTTCAACTTTTATCACACTCATTTGATTAGATTGCTAATGCAATTCCTCTCATATCTTTTACTTTAGGTGGGTATGATGATATACTACCTTTCATTACAATTTTAGTTTGGAATGAAGTAAAGTCTGTTAATCCACTTACTGAATATTTGTATTCTCTAAATGTTGAATCATTTTCTGCAGGAGCAATTATAGTATCTTCGCTACCATCTGAATTAAATGGCGTCCAATTTATATCTTCAATTTTTCTTGTTTCAGCACCACCAGATATTCTATAATAAAGTTTAACTTGTGAACTTGAACGTATATTTGCTGACAATCTTATATCAAGAGAAGTAGAGTTATTTTCTAAAACAATAGGTCTAGTTAAGTAAATACCTGCTGTTGAACTTCCAACTGGAGCAGTATCATCAACAAAGTCTGGTGTATTACCAGTAGTTGGATTATTTAATCTATTTTGTATTGTATAAGCACTAACTCTTTGTAAATCTATAACAGGTGATACTTTAGTATTTGTAGTTTCCATTTCTATATTTACAAATAAAGATTTTACACCTGACATTTCATTTGTTTCATTAATTGCACTTGCAACCATTTTAGGTGAAGTACAATAGATATTATCATTTGCAATTATAGAACCAGCATTTGCAACTGAAACTGTAATAAATTCTGATTCTGAACCGTGTATTGATTGTCCAGTAGTAGGTCTTAATTTATAAGACATACTAGTACCTGGTAAACTCATTGTTGATAAGTTTAAATTAATAACATCATACAATCTATTTTGTGTTGCATAAACAGCATTACTTCCAATATCTCCTGAAGTAGTTGCGTTTGTTGAACCTGGTATTTGTATATCATAACTGTCTAAAGTTATATTTGATATACTCGTATATGTTCCATTAATTGAACTATGCGCCAATCCATTATATGTTCCTGCAGGAACTCCAGATACAGTTACATTGTTTGATGTTCCGTGCATACCGTGATTTTGATGATACACTCTAACAATATCAGAAGCATTTGTTGTTCTAATTGGATTGTTTTTTAATTTTCTTGATGGTAATACGTCATTAACAAGTGTAATTCTACCAATTGATTGTGTAAATTCTGCTCTCTTCATTGTAAATTTAACATCTTCGTTTTGTTCAGCAGTCCAAGTTGAACCGTTTTGAGATTTAAACATAACACCAGCATATGGTTGTTGTGATATTGTTCTATCTGAACCTAATACTGTTTCACCTAATCTTCCAACAAATGCTGTATAAGCATTAGAGTTTGCCATAATGACAAAACAATACTCAACATTTTCTTGTACATACACAGGACTTGCAAAATTAAATGTAGTCGCTGTTGTTGCGTCTGCACTTGTATTAACTGAACTTGGATTTAATGTTGTTTCACTAAATGGTAAAATTGTTGATCCTGGATATCCATTTACTACTTCTCTTATTTGAACTGTAACTGGAATAGTAGTATCTTTTGTACCGAAAAATAAATCAACAGAAGTTAAGAATACACCACCAACATCATCAATCATAAATGTTTGTGCTAATGGATCAACCCAACCAACCGTTCTTTCACTTCGTCTTGTAGATGACCTTGTAATACTTCTATTTTCTGTAGTACCTTGTCTTTCTATTCTTGCTTCTCTTGTTGAGATAATTGTATTCTGTACAGTTTCTAAAATTCCTCTTGCGACATAATCTGCTTCTGCTGAAGTTTCTACATCTATACTTGTATCATTTGAAGATGAACTTGTTAATCTGAATACTCTTTGACCTGTTCTCCATCTTGGATTTGCGTCAACAGTTGGATCAGGAATTGCAAAAGTACCTGAACAAGCACCGTTAGCGTCTGATACAATGTTTCCACCTAATGAACCACCGTTTGGTGTACAATAAGTTGATACGTTAACACTATCAAAGTAAGGATAAACTTTTGTATTTGGTTTCATTCTTGTTCCACTAAATGTTATTGTTCTACTTCTAACAAATGGAACAAAAGCAACATTAACAATTCTGTCGCCAATTGAATTTCTTACTACTTGAGGAACTAATTGTTGTCTTAATCCTGTTCTTGTTTGTTGAACTGTTTGAGCAGTTTCTATTTCACTAGCAACCCAACGTCTTCTTCCAGATTGACCACTACCAACATCTCTACTTGAAACATCTCTAGTTGAACCTGACCAGAAATCTTGCCAATCATTCCATACTGTTCCTATTTCAACACCGTTTAAACCGTTATTTGGAATTCCAGAAACTAATGTATCAAAACCACCAACATTGTTTATAACTAATTCTGGTCTTCTTTCTGTTTCTTTCCATTCATCACTTGGTGGTGTTAAGTCTACTGTACCTGACCAAGTAAATACATCAAATGGATTTACGTTTACACTCTTACTAGCAAAAGGTTGCGTTATTAAAGCAGTTTCACTAAAAGGTAATGTTAAACAATCTCCAGTTTTTTGATAACTTCCTGATGTTCTATCAGAAGCTACTATAGCAGTACCGTCATCATCTGCTTCTATTAATTGAACTGCGTCCTCATTAAACATAGGTCTTAATTCACCTTTTGCCATATCAATAGATGATTTGTAATCTTGATTACCAACATCACCAATATTATGACCGCTAAAGTTATCTACAATAATTCCATTTTTAAATCTATCAAAACCATTTGCGTCTTGTATTTGTAAATTCTGTGCTTGTGTTTCTAACAATGATAATTGAGTATAGTATTCCATATTCTCAATTCTATTTTCTAAATTACCAATATCTCTCATTGTATATCTTCTGTTATCTGCTTTTTTAATAACAATATCATTTAAAGATATTACATATGATGGTAATTCTAAAGTATATAAATGCATTGCACCATCTAAAGTTTTTGGTACTTGTGGTTCTAATGCACTTGCACCGTTAGAAACTTTAAAGTTTCCTTCTTTATCTAAAAAGATTTTATCTATTCTTGGTAAATAGTATTCAAAATCAGAAGTAATATCCGTTGCAAATTTAATAACATCAACTGTAGAAGCTCCTGTACCGTCATAAGAACGGTCTACGGTACCACTATCTATTGTTGAAGCGTCATCTACTCTTGGTCTAAAATCTAAGCAATCTCTTAAAACAAAAGACTGACCAGTTGTATCAGATATATAAGTTGGTATATTTTCATAATCAACAATACCTGAATAAGAGTCTACATCAAAGTAATCTCCAGAACCGTGAGAGAAATAACTAAATGTAACTAATAATCTTCCTGTAGGTGTTAATGCACCTGTTATTTTTTTAATTCTTCCAATGTCATAATAATTATCTCTTTGTCCTGTATCTAAAGTAAATCTATTTGTAATATCTGTATCACCTGCTATTGCATTTGTACTAAAGTCAGCAGACATCTTAACAGAGTCTAGTGTATAAACATCTGCTTTACTTAAACCAATTATTCCACTTTCTACAGTTGCTTGTGTAGAAATTTGTACTGTTTGTGAAGAATTTAAAGTTTTAGTTTTAGAACCTGCAACATTTCTATTAACTGTTGCTAATATTTTTACTTTATGTCCTTGATAATTAGTTCCAAAATTTAATGTTAAAGTTTTACCTGTTGGAGAACCACCCAACGTAAATATTGCTGCTGATAAATGATTAGTACCACTTACACTTAATATATCACCAATTGTACCACTTGGACCAGCACCAGTTGTCATAATAGATACAGAAAAATCTTTTTCTACTAATCCACTAAATGTTTCATTTGTTCCTGCTGTAATTGAAGCGTCACCATTGCTTGATAATGTTGCTGTGAAATGTCTTCTAACTGCAAAATTTGTATCTGTTATTCCTGAATTAACAGTTGTCTTTAATGTTTTAACTGTTTCAGTCGGCATTTTAAATATAGAAACATTTTTATTTGAATCTTTTATTGCGCCTCGTCCTCTAGTAAACGGTGATTTTAAAACATCAGCACCTGCACCTAAAGTTACTGCAAAACTTGTATCGCTAATAATATATGCAACTTCATTTGTTTCTTCAAGAGGAGTATTTGTTGTGTATGTAATTTTATCTCCAATTTTTAATTCATCTGTAAATCTTGTACCAAATCCACTAATTATTTTTCCTGCACCTGCGACAGATATTGTACCTGTCAAATTAACATTATCTCTCACTACATCCGAGGTATACGTAGGAGAACCTGCCATTGCAACTTGTTTAATATCAGAAGGACCAAAAGATGTTGCTGCTTGACGTCCTAGAATATTTGTTTGTAAAATCGCTGTATTACTTGAAGTTCCACCTGTAATTGTTTCACCTGCAACGAAACCACCTTGTACATTTGAAACTATTACAACTCCGTGTGTTGCATTTCCACCTGTGCCTGTTGTTGTACAGTTAACAGTAGTTGTTCCATCTAATTTATATAATTGAACATCTGTAGTGTTAAGTACTCTAACTGTAAATGTTCCACCAGCAGTTACAACTGAATCAATTGCCCAAGAAGTTGCACCTGCAATAGTAATTTGTTGTCCATCTTTAAGATTATGTGTACTAGTAAATTGACATAAGCTAGGATTTGCCGCTGTTAAATTTGTAATTGGAGCTGTTTCTGTTGTTGATGTTGATTGAACAACACCAGTTGCGCCAGAAGTAGAACCAGTTACAATTTCACCAGAAGTAAAACTTTGAGCTGTTAGTATATTTAAATGATTAAACATTTCTATATCAAATAGATAATGTTTATGAATAGCAGAAGCACTTCCAAGATGTGGAAAAATATTGTTTGTAGCAGTACCAGATGAATATTCAAATCCTCTTGTTTTTGCTCTACCTATTATATTAATACTTGATTCAGCACCAACATTAGGAGTACCTCTAACAGCAGTTGCTGTTTTATATAAGGTAACATTTTTAAATGATTCTGAATCTCCTGAAACGAAACCAACATCTGGAGCACCATATGTATTGGTTACATTTAAGTAATTGCCTAAATTAAATCTTGTTTTAAAATTATTTTCTGAATCAAACTCTCTTGTCTTGTCAATATCAACAAAAGTTGTTCCTATTGTTTCTAATTCATAACCACGAACATATGCTTTACCAGGACCCATACCAACAGCAATTTTAGTTTCTTTTCCACCTGCGCCTGAAGTATAGATACCTCTATTATTTCCTGATATTAAATGTTCTCTTAAATCTAAATCAAAATCTCTTAATGCATAATCACCAGATTCATCAAATGTTCTACGAGCAAAAGTATCTTCTATTACAGCGTATTGTGTTGTTCTAACTTGATTTTGAATTATACCATTTTTTAATCTTAACAACTCTACAAAGTTTGCGTCTGCTGTTGAAGATAAAGATAATTTTGTTAATGTTAAAAGTATTTTAAATCTATGAGCACCAGGAGCATTTTGATTTGATGTTCCTTGAGCATTATCATTTAAAGATGAATCAGTATTAGGAGTTACAAAAGATTCTGTAACTAATAATCCAACTCTATATGAAGGTGTGTTTGTATATTTGTCTAGTATAACTGTCTGTGCTGAAACTTCAACGTGATATCCATTAATATAATAAACACCTGCTTGAACTTCGGCAGCACAACCTTTATGTGTTGAAGCAACAGTCGCTGTAGCAGCTAAAGAATTAATTGTACAATTTAATATTTCTGTATCAGTAAAAGAAGTTGATGTATTATCTGTTCCAGTTTTTGTATATTTTACAAATAATGTATCAGCATCTGTTCCGTCAGCGATAGCAACACCAACACATTTTGCAACAACGCCTGAAGTTGCACCTGTTAGAATTATATCTTTATAATCTGCTAAAGTTGAGTTTGATTTTGCTGAAAGTTTTACTGAACTGTAATTTAAGTCGTACCCGATTTCTCCAGGTATAACCATAGCACCTTTTTCAAATAGATGGTCACTAACTCTCTCTACTTGATTTTGTAATTGCGTCTGTGATTGTGTTAACTCTCTCGCCTGTACAGCAAATGCTGGTCTGAATAGAACTCTATGAAATTTTTTACTTTCATTAAAGTCATCAAAGTAGGGCGATAAGTTAAAATCTGTTGGACTTGGCATTTATCTCTCCTAAAATTCTATAATCAGTTTGATATTCTCGGTTTGGTCAGCAGCTCTAGTAATTGGCGCTCTATTCTCAACATAAACTATTTCACCAGAACCGTGGTCAATTTCCGAACTAGAATATCCGTTTGAAAATGTTTGACTATTAACTGTACCTGTTGTCGTTGCAGGTGTTAAAGTTGCTGATGTATTCGCACCAGTAATAATATTTGTGCCGCTAAATGCTGTTTGATTACCGTTAGTATCTACTCCCTCATCATTGTGTCTTGTTTGAATATAATATAGAATTTTATTTGTTGGATCCCACTCTACTACTTTACCAACTGCACCTGTGCTTGCTTGTGAAATTTTTTCATCAACTGAAAATGTTAAAGCACTAGTTGAACCAACAGCAGCACTTGTTGCTCTTAACGTAGAACTTGTTGCTGCCGAACCTCCTGATTTCGGGTCTCTTATTAAACATACTTTTCTAAAATCGTTTGCAACAGTTATGTCACCTGAATTTGCTGATTCTGTTCCTTCTAAACTTGTATTCAACATAACAAAAAATCCACCTAAATCTTGTACTGCATTAAATCCGTGTCCACCTTTTGGTTCAATTATACAATCTAATTCTGTAGTAATTAATGCAACACCACCAGCAGCATTTATATCTGCAAGTTTAATATATGCGTAAGTATATCCTGTTCCTGGAGTAGTTACGGTTACCGCTGTAACTGCACCTGAAGCAATGGTTACTGAACAAACTCCACTTGATCCATCTCCTCGTATTGCAATACCTGTATGTGTTCCGTCTGTACCAGCAGAACCTGCTGTTTTAATTTTTATTATGTTAATTGCACCATCTACAGCAGCAGCACTAACTGTTCCGTTTGTAGAAACTGCCATAAAATCTACTGATAAAAAATCTGCTTGTTGAGCAGCAGTTAAAGTGTAAATATATTTCCACTTGTATCCATCAGCAGTTGCTAATATTGTTGTTGATGTTCCTGTAGGTTCTACAGTTGAAGTACCACCGTTATTATTATCTAAACATTTATATACGTTTCTAGCAGCAGTTAAAACATAGAAAGTTGCGTCATATAAAGTAGCAGCACCACTTGTTGAAGTTTGTGCTGTTGTTCCGCCTGTAATGTATTCTCCATAATCGTGTCTGTAATAATCATATACAGTAGCAGTCGTCCAATTTCTTCTAGGAATTGCAAATCCAGCATTTGTACTTGCAACTTTTTTACAAGCAAGCAAGTCATCATATGTAAAATTTTGTGTATTTTCGTTGTCTATAGGAGTCACAGGTAATGCGTCTGTTCCTTCATTATTTGTTCTTCCATCACCTCTTGTAGAAGTAGCAAATGGTTGAGGTCTTCCTATACCTAAATAGAAAGTATTTCCTGACGCTTCAGAAAACGCTTCTTGGAATTGTTCCGAGTTGTGTATTCTGAATTTATTTGTTATAATTGCTGGCATTCTTATTTCCTTTATCTATATTTATACAAGTTTTCTAATTAGTAATTAATTCCTATTCCGTGGAGTTGTGTTTCTTTAGTAGTATCTGTTTGATTAGCCCAAACAGCTTTGTAAATAACTCCTGTGCCACTTGTACAAGTGGTATCTCCTAATCTTACTTGTTTAACACCAGTACTATAAACTGGATTAATAGTATCATAACTTGACGCTTCAGTCCAATTTGAACCATTATCACAACTGAAATATATCTTTAAATCCGTTCCAATAACTCCTGTACCAATACCATCTTTATAAAGCATTGTTCCAGCAACTTTTGTTTTAGCTACATCTACTGTATTAGCTGATTGAATTAATGTTCCTGTTGCTGTTGATGTTGTACGTTCTTGTGGAGTAAAAGTTGTTCCATCAGGATATCTACAATTATTTGATATTCTCATTTCATCTAAATAACCGTTAAGAACACCATAACTATCAGTATAAGACCTTTTGCTTATCCATACATCACCACCTAAAGCACCAGTCATTAAATGATAACCAGAAGAACTTGGTACTGAAGCATATCCATCTTGTACACCATCTTTATAAAATCTTATTACATTTCCATCTCTAACTACTGCCATATGATACCAAGTACCTGTAGCCATAGCAGTACTAGATTCAAAACTAAAGTCATCTGCTGTTGTTGTGCTATTTCTATGATAAACATTAAATTTTTGTTTCATTCCTGCACTAGGACTAATACCCCAATGCCAAGCACCACCAATATCTGTACTATTTGTTTTTGCTTGGTTGAATATATCATATCCGTGTGTGCCTGTATTAGTATTCATTTTTATCCAAGTTTCCATAGTCCAATCTCCTGTTCCCCAAATCCAATCATCACTATCTGGCATTGATAAAGAGTCATCTGAACCATCAAAGAAAGCAGAAGCAGTTCCGTATTTTTTATCACCTGTATTTGTAGTAGGTTGATTACGTCTAGTTATTGTTCTATTGTGTGAAGAACTATCTGTAAATACTGTTCCAGCATTAGCACCATTATAATGCATTAATGCTAAAGTATTAGCATCGCTTACAAATTCGTCAACTGCTGTTATAGCAGTTGTCATATGACCACTAACTCTATCACAATCAGTTTGTGTTCCTAGATTTGTGTCATCTGAAAAAGTATCTATAAAAGTATTCGGCAAATTGAAAGCTGCTGAAGATTCGTTTGTTGCTTCTCTTAAAGCCAAAGCTGTTACGTCATCTTTAACTGATTGCACACTTGCACCTAAAGTTATAGGGTTGCCATCTGCATTTACATTGTTAGCTCTATTTCTTGTTCTAATTCCCATTTTATGATCCTAAATATCTAAACACTATTTCTGCACTAGCGGCAGGTGCTGTTATGAAAGTTAATGTTGTTGAAGAAATTGTATAATCGTCTGTTGGTACTAAACAAATACCATTTACATAAACTAAAATATTATCTACAGTTCTGCTAGCAATAATTGTAAATCCTGTTGTTGAACCATCACCAACATTTGTTTTATCTGTTGTGAAAGGTGTAGCACTAGCGGCAGCAGTTGGTACAAATTTTGTAGTTGAAGAACTCCAAGCCAATACTTGTCCATCAGTAATTCCTACCATACTTATATTTGAAATATCATCAGCACTAGAATTTTCTGTTAACATTTCAACCCAACCTGAAGAAGTTGCTACATAAGGTTTAAGTGTATCTTCTGCTAAAGCAGGTGAACCTGAATACGTAGTATAACTAGGAAACGCTGCTAAATTTGCGTGATTAAATCTTATTGCTGAATTTTGTCCACTAACTGTTATATAAGCAGAACCTATTAATGATAAACCATTTATAGTTGAAGCAGTTGTTCCTAATGAAATTGCTGTAGAACCAATAGTAACTGAATTATTTGCTAAATTAGCATTTGTAATTCCAGCAGTACCACTTAATTCTGAATTTGTAATTCCTGAAGCAGTTAATGTAATTGTATCACCACTTACAACTGAACTTATACCAGCACTACCAGTTATTTTTAAAACATCTCCTTGTTCTATGGAAGAAGTTGTTGATGTATCATCTGCAATATTGAATAAAGAACCTGTAATTGTAGGAGTTGTAAGAGTTTTATTTGTAAGGGTTTGAAAACCTGATAATGATACTACATCACCTGATGGTGTAGTAATATGTGGACTTGTTAATGTTTTATTTGTTAAAGTTTGTGTTCCAGATTTAGTTACTACATCACCGGTTGGTGTGTTAATTTCTGGACTTGTTAAAATTTTATCTGTAAGAGTTTGAGCACCAGTTAATGTTACTACATCACCTGTTGGTGTGTTAATAACTGGACTAGTTAAAGTTTTACTTGTAAGAGTTTCTGTACCAGCAATTGTCGCAAAATTATCATCTGATAAAGCAGTATTAAATAGTGCTGTAGTACCTGTAATAGTATTAGTTGCTAAATCAATTGATTTATTTGTTAATGTATCTGTTGATGTTTCTGTAAGAACTGTAGAGTCAATATCAAAAGTTACAGTATTACCAACTAAAGTTGTATCAATTCCAGTACCACCTGCTAAAAGACGTAATCTATTCAGGTCTATAGTAGAACCATCACCTATAGCAGTATAAATTTCATTAAAGTTATCATTTACAATACCACCACCAACACGTAGATTACTACCTGTTCCGTCATTTGCTGCTGAGCCTATATCTATTGATTTTTTTGTCATTTATTCCTTAAATTACTTTACTATTTATAATGATATTACGGTGTTGTATCATCAAAAGTTGGACCAGTTTGAGAAAAATTAGTTACTGTATTACTAAACTCATTATTACTATAAGTTAAGAATGAAGGAAAAGCAAGATTCATCTTAACTTTCTGTCCTTCAGGATGAGAAGACATTAAGAAAACTCCACCTTGACCATCTAAACTAGTTCTTGTTCCAAATACTTTTAAATTATTTAATTGTTCAAACGTATGTCCTGTACCACCAACCGAAGTATTAAATATAGTATTTGCATACTTATTAAGTGTTCCCCATTTTGGTCCAGCATATGCGTAACCAGCTTTAACAAATTGACCACCTATTGTTGCCCTTTTTCTACTTAAATAATCTATCTCTAAACCTGGTCTTATTAAAGTTATATCTCTTTGATTTGCTTCAAAATGTTCATTTGTATTATGGTCTAAATCAATAGCTCCAGCTTCGTGAGCTTTTGGTCTTAAAGATGTTCCATCATCTATCGTTCCTAATCTTCTACCAAATATCACCGAGAATAAAGTGTTAAGAATTGCAATTAATGGTATTTCAACTTCCGTTCTACCAGAAACAGCACCAACTAATGGTAATGATCCTCTAACATCTAATCTTGAAGTAATATCTACTTGACCTGTAAAATAGAATCCTGCTGTATGCATTGTCTTTTTAAATGCATCCCGCCATACTGAAATTGAACTAGCAACTTTTAATACATAAGAAAAATCTTGATAATATCTACTGTCTTGTACTTTCATTGTTACTTCAGAAATTTTACCATCTTCATTAATAAATTTTCCATCTGTATCTGCAATTGAAACTACATTGACATTTGCTGTTGCAACATCAATTTTACTAATAGTTCCTGACCCACCTGAATCTGCTGATAATACTTGACCTTCTGTAAATGCACCTGTAATATTTTTTATTCTTAATACATTTGTAGAAGTGTTATATGAAACAATAGTTCCTGACCCACCTGAAACTGTACAAGATAACCCTACTGTAAATAGACCAGTAACACCTGTTAATACACAACTGTTATAAAATTCTAATATTGGAGGACTAGGAGCGTCTTGATATTTTTTACCTAACTCAATTGTTTTTAATGCAACAATTCTTCCAATTTCATCACCCCACGCATTTACACTTCCATTTGCACCAAGTGTTGATGTTATAGTTACACTTGGTAATGAAGTATATCCTGTTCCATTATAAATTAAAAATATTTTTTCAATTGTTCCTGCACCTGTACTTTTTTCTTGCATAATACTATTACCAAAATATTGGTCGCCTGCCATAGTACCTTCTTCTAAAACTATTTGGTCTTCTACACCTGTAGCGTCATCTTTACTATTGTTTTGGTCTACAATACCACCATTAACAACTCTTACAAAACCACTTGCATTTAATCCACCTGTACCAGTATTATCAAATACTAATTTATCACCGACTTCATAATTTGATCCTTTATTATTAATTACAACATCTGTAATTCCACCAGAACCAACTTCATCAATATTAAATATAGCACCTATACCACCTGCAACAACTTTAATTGTATCAGAAGTTTCATTTAATGCACCATCATTTGTAAGTATTTTTGTTCCTGGAATACCAGTTATAGTTGCTTTAATATACCAATCGTCTTCGTCTGAAGCAGAACCTTGTATTGACTCACCAATTGTAAATGTTCCTTGAATAGAATCACTATTTAAAATAAATTCTGTAACTGTATCTGAACCTATTTGAAAATTGGTAACATTTTCAACAACTGCATAGGCTTTACTATCTGCACCTGTAATTGTTCTTCCAACTAATTCTGTTGTATCGCCAATATCAGCAATCACTCTTAAAACTTTTAATGTATCATACTTACCATCTGATATTCTTAATATTTGTTCTCTTGGATAAAAGGTTTGTGATTCTTCATTGAATAATATTCTAAAAAATATTTCGTGTCCTCTATTCGTTCCTTTTGAACGATAAAGTGATTTAACATTTTTTATAAGACTTCTTTTATTAACATTGTTTGCTAATGTATCTGGTAATGTTGCAAGAAACTCATCTCTAAAATTTGATAAGAAATTACTTATTACACCGTCTGGGTCTCTAAAGTTAACTAGGTCGGCAATATTATTTACTGGATTAGGTTTATAATTATCTATTGTTGCATATGCATTTGAACTACCACCTACAACTATTTCACCTGTTATAAATTTATCTTGAGCAGATATGAATAAACGTCCAGTATCTAAATCTTCTGTTAGTACAACAGCAGTTGCATTAGAAGTTTGTCCTGTAACTGTTTCACCTCTTTCAAATTTTCCATATTCAGTACCAGAAAAAGTTTCAAAAATAACTTTATCACCTGCGTCAAGTGATGTTCTTGCACTACCTTTAGCACTTGCGTTTAGTACTAAATTATTTGCTTGTGCTGTTTCTGTTTCTAATAAGATACCTTCTGTAGATTTAACAGAAGTTACTGATAATTCAGAAGACTCTAATAATTGATAATAGACTTTAAGAAATTCAGCAAACTTTGGATGGTCAGTAACTACAAATTCAGGTAGTTGACCAGAAAGTATTGTTGAAATTTTATCATTAAACTTTGCCATTTGTCATTAGTAGCTGGAAGTAGTTGTGTATCCCACACCTGCCTCAGCACTTCCTCCTACAAAACTATCAGCTGTAACCGTTATACTTGAATTTCCAATATCCATTTCAACAATTTGGTCTCTAACTGGAACAACATCATTAGAACTTGGTGTTACTTTTAATTCAACTACTGTTGACACAACGCCTCTAATATTTGATATACTCGCAATGTTTAATGAATTGACTGTTATTGCACCTGTACTATAATCAATAGTACCTTGCGCTGAATTTAAATAAGATTTTACACCACTAGCTAAATAATATAATCTTACATTACCTGCGCCATCATCATCAAAAAAGCATTCATTATCATTACCATCTATTTTAAATCCTGATGAAGTTAATATACCACCTGTTGTTGATAAATGTCCAGAGTGTGGATTATATAATGCATTTCTAAAATATATACTATATTTTGAAGATGTTAAAAGTATAGGTTGGAAAGATTTTCTTATTTTAACAGTTGTGATGTTTGATAAAATACTATCATCTGTACTATCAATCAAACCTGTAACTTTTGAAAATCTGAATATTGAATCAAACTTTTGTAAAGTAGAAGCATTATAAGTTATTAACTTATCAACAACATCTGCCTTTATAGTATCAGCAGTTTTTGCTGTTGCCCTTGCGTCATACTTAACATTTGAAGTAATTAATACAGAAGTTGTTTCTGGATCTTTTATAATTGGTCTTACTGAAGCAACGTTATATGGTTTTAATTGAGTTACAATATCTTGTTTTGTTGTATCAGTTAAAATTTCTCCTGATTTTGCTTTGATTGAAATATTTACAACACCATATGTTGGAGTTTCATCATCTTCTCCACCCCACGCACTAACTGATAATGCATTTGGATAAATTGATTTAATTAACGTTTCATAATCAGTTGCTGTAACTGCTCTATCTTGAGCACCATATTGTAAAGGTGCATTAAATTTTATTGATTCATTTGTTTCTCCAATTGCACCACCAGAAGAATTTGATTCAGTTGTTAGAGTTACATTTGTAAAACCACCAACATTTCCTGATAATGAAAATTTTGAAGCGCCGTTTGAATTTACTGTATTAGTTATAACGTATTCTAATATAATAACATTACCATCATCTAATTTTTTACCTGTTACACCATCACCAAAATAAATTTCATACTTATTACTAGAACCTTCTTGTATAAAAAATGCTTTTGTTTCACTTGATACATTATTATAACCACCCGCTAAAGTATAAATGCTTTGCGTTGTATCTGTATTACTAGTTTGAACGGTAACTTTTAAAGTTGAAGTATCTGCTGAAGAACTAGGTATAAGAAATTTCTGGTCAGTATCATTTACATCATACGTATATTTAAATGTAACCAATGTTCCTTCATAAAGAGGTACATTTTCAAATTTATAAATTCCATTTACTGGTGTAATTGTTATATCTTCATTAGTTACGTATTGATATTCAACTGCGTCAACTGTAGTTGAGAAAACTGTTCCCTTCTGCATTGTAACCGAGGAACCTGTTGCATTATTAACTACAACATCAACATAAGCTCTTGGTGCTCTAGGAGATGTAGGAGTATATCCTAACATCTTTGCTAATGAAACAATATTTTTTCTAATATCAGCACTATCCAAATACATTTCATTAGTTGACATATTAGCAATGTATGACAAGTAATGGGTGTTATAAGATAGTACATCTAATAGAATAGATAAACTTGAACCTTCAAAATCATAGTCTTGAAACTGTGTTTGACTTTGTAAAAAAGTTTTTAAATTTACTTTTATTTTATCAAAATCTAATTCTGATACTTCTAGTTTATGTTGCGACATCTTATCTTATCCTTTGTAAAGTAACTGAAACTGATTGTGGATTAGGTACACCTATAATATTAAAATAAATTTCTACTTGTAATCTGTTTTCATCTATAGCAGTACTTCTTATTGGTCCTGCTATTTCATCTGCTCTTGAACCTTCTCCAAACTCATCTTCATTTATTCTAATACCAGTTAACTGGATTCTAGGTTCGTGATTAACTAAACACTCTTCTATTTTTCTTTTTATAAACACATTAGTAACTGGACTATAATTTTCAAAAAGTAATTCTCTTACACCACAACCTAATTCAGGATGGAAAGGTCTTTCATAAAAATTTGTTTGTACTAAATTTCTGACTGCTCTTTTTATTGCTATTGCGTCTTCAACCACATTAACGTCATTAGTAATTGGATGTCTACCAAAGTCTAAATCCAAATCTTTAAACTTCCTAGATTGTCGTTTACTAGTACTTTTAACGTGCTTTGTATAATCGTTTAAAAATGATTGATTCTGTGCCATAACTGTATATATTTATACAGTTTAACCCGCTCTTACGTTATTTGATCCATCAATCATTGCTCCCATATCAAAAGAATCTCCAACTCTTGCTATACTTTTACCTTGAGCTCTAACTGTAAAAGAACCTATATTAACTCTGGCTCCCATATGTGAAATACACGGTGGTATCGGGTTTTCTATGGTATGTGGTAAGGCAGGATCAAGAATCCTGAGAATTGGTTTATTGTTTGCTCTAACTGTAAATTGTGTTGCTTTAACACCTATAACAGGATCACAACCGTGACCAGTTGCTCCTAAATCTATTATATCTCTACACACCTTTGGCATTATGCCAATATCCAAAGAACTACTATTACTACTAATACCCAATTAGGACAAGAATTTTTACTCATCCATTCTTTAACTTCTTTTATTTCTATCATTTTAATTCTACCGTTCCTCCAACAGACTCTATATCTGCTTTAATTTTATCTGCATCCTTTTTTTCTTGGTCTTCTGCTATAACAGAAGGAAACTCTTCTACAAAAGTCTTTGCTTCAAGTAATCCCATATCTTTAAAAGCTCTAATTGCTTTAATAACACCTATTTTAGCACCTGCATTAAAACCTGTTAAGACAACTTTGAATAAAGACTCTTCTTTTTCTTCTGATACTGCCGCTGGTGTACTTGTTAAAGTGTTTAAATCTAAACCCCAAGTTTTCTCTAACCTTTTTGCTAAGTCACCTGCTTCAATAACTGTTAACTTACCTAATTGTTCTACTAACGTATCAATATTTGACATTTTATCTTCCAATCTTATCTCTTCTACCGATAGGTAGTTTTTGCCACTTGGTCATTTCTTGACCTTTCTTACTTACCCACTCAATATAGATTAATTTTTCTTTCACTTTATTTTGAAAAGACTTAACTGCCTTTTTCCAACTCGTAGCAGTTATTTCTTCATTTATTTCTTTGTTATCTGTAAACTTAAACTTTTTTTTCTTTGACATTCTTTTTTTTCCTTTTCACTTTACATTTTTTATCATCACATCTACAATATTTACAGATTTCTATGTTTCTAGCTTCCATCATTTCAAATTTGGGTTCTCCACAATGGGATTCCCTACCACAAGTATTGCAATATGTCATAAACACTATTTATAATAAAAATTACAAGTGTAAAGTGCCTACTGATTCGAAAATTTGTTGAAAATTTACAGTTTTTTAGAAAATAGAACAAAAATAGAACAACAAAGTAAGAAAACCTTGATTTTTCTCATTTTTTTTAAATTTTTCCCTTGACTTTACTAAATTTTTAGTGTATAGTTAACGTATAAGTTGAAAAGGAAAACATTATGAAAAAACTATATGAATATTTAACAATTATTTGTTCTATATTAGGTACTTTTATGTTAATTGGTGCTGTCGGCGCAATTGACGGCGGTTATCACGGAATACCTATGAACGATAATTGGTTTTTGTGTGGTACTTTGTCATTGTTAGGAATTGCTATGTTTATTTTAGCACTATACTCGCAAACATTGTATTCTGAACAAGACTAAACACTAGATTTTAGTAAATGACCTATTTCTATTCCTAGGTCGGCTGCTTTATCAATACTTTTAAATGATTTTGAATAAAATCTATCTTTACCATCTGGTGAAAATAGTTCAGCTTCAAGATTAATCGTATTATCATCAATACTTGCAAATACACCTACCGCTGTATCACAATCTCCTTCTATAACTTTTAAAACGTTTCTTTCTGCCTTAACACAATTATGTGTTGCTGTATGATTAACACTTTTTAATAATTCAATTATTTCTTTATCATTATTTCTACATTGTAAGGCAATAACTCCTTGACCAGCACAAGGTATCATTTCACTAGTTGTAAAAGTTTGAGAAATCTTGTTCTCTAAACCTAATGATTGAATACCAGCATAAGATAAGATAATAGCATCAAATAAACCTTCATTAAGTTTTCTTATTCTTGTATCAACATTTCCTCTTATCAACTTACAATTAAGGTCTTCTCTTATTCTTTTTAATTGGAATTCTCTTCTAAATGAAGAAGTACCGATAATTGAATTTGGAGCTAAATCTTTTAAGTGTTTATTATCTCTACTAATTAAAACTTCTCTTGGATCGTTTCTTTCTAAAAAACAGTTTGTTAATAAACCTTCTGTTTCTTCTGTTGGCATATCTTTTAATGCGTGAACAGCTATATCAATTTTTTTACTTAATAATTCTTCTTCAATCTTTTTAGAAAATAGTCCTTTACCTCCAGCTTCAGAAAGTCTTACATCTTTAAGTTGGTCACCCTTGGTTTCAATTTCTTTGATAATTACTTCTTTGTTTAATAATGCTTTAGCTTTTTCAGCATAGATACGTGCTAATTTACTTCCTCTTGATCCTATTATGAGTGATGTCGGCATAATCTTCTTGCACCATAAGTTATCATATAATCAGCACCTGCTCTTTTGAATACGTGATATGTTTCTTCTAAATTACCAGGCTCACCTATTCCTAGATACTCACCTGAAGTTTGATATGCACCTACTTTTTTTCTTGTAAAGTATTTTATTGGTCCTATTAAATCTAAACTTGTTATACCAGGTTTTACCATTAATTCATCTGCACCATCTTTAGCATATTTTACTGACCTTTCAATTGCACCGAATCTATCTGAAACATCTAATTGATAGGGTCTATGAATACCTTTTGGTATCTTCATTACATTACGCCAACCGCTATAAAACGTTGAACGAAATTTTGTACTATAACTCATTACAGGTATCTGACCATCATTAACTGCTTTAATATTCTTAACTGTATTGTCTTGACAATCACTTGGTGCTACTGTAGCACCTGACGCTGTGTAAATCTCTACGGCTGATTGTAATAATAGGTCATCTGTTTTTTCTTGGTCTCCTGTTACACAACAATGTCCATCGTGTGTATAAGAACATAAACATACATCAACATTTAATTTTATAGGTAACGTTGAAAGACTAGCGGCAGTTTCACACACTTGGTTAAAGTTAAATAACTTAAATTCAGGTATGTAAAATAAAAGAAATTCTTTTACTCCTAAATCAATATCTTTCTTAACACGTTCAATGACTTCTTTAGTATTAAAGATTTTATTATCTTCTCCTAGTCCAGTTTCTCTTGTAGAATTACTGGCGAATATCGGTTGTATTAATCTCATTTAATAATCCTTTACTGTTTTAACCAAATAATCAACCATATTAGGATCCGTTTCTTTTATAACACCGTGTCCTAAATTAAATATGTATGGATGGTCTTTGAAAATATTTAAGTATTTTAAAGTTTGTTTTTTTAAATTTTCTTTATCTGTTAATAATACTTTAGGATCAAGTCCTCCTTGAACAGGAATATCTATTTCTTTGCATATAGAAATTGGGTCTACATCATAATCAATATTGACTACATCAGGTTTAACAATATTACAGTACTCTTTATAATTTTTAATACCTCTTGGAAAACAAATTACAGGAACATTTAAAGACTTAACATAATTAACTAAATTTAATGTTGGTTTATAAACATACTCTGGTAAGTTTTTTTCTTCTAACAAACCAGCCCAACTATCAAAAATTTGTATTATCGTAGCTCCTGCTTTAATTTGTCGTTCAATGTGTATTTTTAAATACTTTTCTAAAATTATTAATGTTTTATTAATTAAAATTTTATCTTTAAAAAAGTCTTTTATTAGTTCTTTTTTAGGAGAGTGTTTATTAATCATATAAACTAAAAGAGTCCAAGGCGCACCCACAAAACCTATTACATTTTTATTTTTAACTAACTTATTTTCACTTACTCTTTTTATAGATTTGTAAATAGGATATAATGTTCCTATAAAATCAATTTCATCTATAACATCTAAATCTAAATCACCTAATTGTGGACCAACGTCTTTCTTAAATTCTACTATTTGATTTAACCCATACGGCAACATTAAGATGTCTGAAAAAATTATAGCAGCGTCTAGTTCAAATCTTTTAAGAGGTTGTAAGGTAATCTCGGAAGATAACTCAACATCTAAACATAAACTAATAAAATCTGGATTTAGTTTTCTAATCTCTCTAAACTCTGGAAGATACCTTCCTGCTTGCCTCATTAACCATATTGGTGTATTGGTTGTTTTTTTATTTAGTATAGTATCTTCAATGGGTGTCATTTAAGCCAGGCAACCCTTTTACCTGCCTTAATTCTTGAGTCTGCAATTTCTTTTGTTGCAGGATATCTCCACGCCCATACAGCACATAAAAACATAAAACTACTTGACCATAGTAATGCATTAAGATTGTATGTTGTATACCAAAGAAATACTAATGAACTTGACATAACAAGTATCATTGAATATTTTGCATATTGTGGAAAGACTTTGTACTTTGTCCAACCTGTTAAAAACTTACCAAAGTATTTGTGATTGTATAACCAGTCGTGCCATTTTTTAGATGATTTAGCAAATGCCCAAGCGGCAATTACTAGAAATATGCTAAATGGTATACCAGGTGTAATTACACCAATGTATGCCATACCCACACATAACCAACCTAATGTTAAATATAAATATCGTTTCATAATTTTTTCCTATTTTATGTCAGCTGCTACTCTTGAAGCAAAGCTAGATTGTTCTTGTTGTGTTTGTATTTCTTCAAGTGTCTTTGATTCATCTTTAGGATGATTAAAGTATAAATTGCCTGATACACTTATTCTTTCTCCTTTTGTTTTAAAAGGAATTACTTGATGTCTTAATTGTGCAGGAAATATCCATAAGGTTCCTACTTCAGGATTATAACCATATGTATGTTCTGCCCATTTTGGATTAGAGTGTTCACCATAATGAAACGTTATTCCACCAGGACCAAAACTCTTGCCTTTATAATTTGCTCTTTCTTCTGTTAAGTCTGGCGTCTTTAAATACATAACCCAAGTTAACATACCACTATGTGTATGTTCAGGATTAGCTTCATTCTCTTTCATATAATTCGCCCATAAATCTATGAGTGTGAATTTTTTTGAAAATAAGTTTTCATCATATTGTTGTGAAATATAGTCTGCCATACTTTCTACATAATCATCTACGTATTGTTGAAACTCTTTTATAAACCATTTTTTATCTTCTTGTGGAAACCTTCGTTGGTCTTCCATTATACCTGCTAATTTTTCATTACCAGATCCTGGTTTACTTTTTTCACCTCGTTCTGTAAGTTCTGCTATAAATTCAGGATGCACTCTATACATAGCCACATACGGACCAAAATTTAAATTGCCACCTTTTTGTTCTTTATCTATCATAATGGATATTGTTCTGTTGGCGGTATTACATCATCATTATCTAAATACTTATCTGATATAATTGATAATGTAACTGCTATCATAGCAAGTCCAATTATCATCCAAAGACCCTTTCCTTCTTCCCAGTTTGTTAATATTGACCATAGTACTTGTAGTCCGTTCATTTCATCATACATTGTGCTAACTCCTCTAAATCTTTCCAAAGTATATGTTTTAAAACATTTTTTTGTTTTACTTTATTAGATTGTTTCTTCTTATCTACAACTTTTAAAAAGTCAGGATAATTCTTATTTAGTTTCTTAATTATTGTTTTATATTCTTTTACGCTTCTTACATAATATTTCTTATTGCTCAATTTTTCTGTTATGTTCATCTTATGTCGTCCATTCTGTGTAAAATTGCTTCTTGTTGTCTTTCATTATAAAACCTTATATGTTCTTCATCTGTAATAATTCCTTTTCGTCCATCACGTATAATTATCTTTAGTTCTTTACCTGTTAAATAAATTACTGGTGAGATATACCAGGTGCCTTGATAACTATAAGGTTTATTAACATCTGGATCCATAACGTAATCATATTTACTTTCTTGTTTCGGTATCGTATCATAATGCATTCCATTTTTATCTATGTTCCAACAATGATGTATAATAGGTGTTGCATTGATACTTTCATTATAATTATCAATCAACCAACCTGTTATAAACTTCGTCCCAAAGTTTTTTGCTTCTACAACAGACATAGAAATACACTCACGTCTTTGATAATCACTATTCGGTCTATGTTCAACCTTTTCTATGTATTGTGCATTAGGTCTGTACTTTAGAAATTGTTGGGTCGCTTCTTTCATCATTATTTTTACTTTTCACTAATTTATCTTTTAATGCTAACTTAATCTTTTTTAAGTCTTTTAAATCTTTCCAACTAGAGAAAGACCTATCGTTATTTCTTACCTCTTCTGATTGATTTACTTTTCTTTTTAACTCTTTGTGATTTGCTTTTAATAGCGCCATATTTGTCCCTTTCGTCTATATCGTGAATTCTTGGATTATATCCTTTAGGCCAATTCAGATTAATATGTAATGTAGAATCATCTTGACATACTATTCTTATCTGGTGTCCAGTCGGTGTAGAGTTATCCCAATATCGTTTATAATTATTAATATTGATAACTTGATGTTTTAGTTTTTTTGATTTTTTTTCTACAGCGTCAAACATACTATTGTTGGGCGTGTTATTTGCTAAGTCATTCAGAAACTTATCATCAGGTGTACTCAATGCGTCATACGTTGCACTATAGATACCTGAGTCTTCTGATTGAGCAACCTTTTGAGCAAAGGTCTCCATCATATTCTTTTTATTCATTCATAATCTCCTATTTGTCTATAATACTATTTATAACGTCAAATGTCAACTCTCCCTCGTTGCCCGCTCACAGCAACTACGATTGATTCGAAAAATTTAAGACTTGACAAACAGCCATATACCTGTTATTATAAATATAACTTTAGAAGGCTGCTACAAAATGAAGTGAATTGTTCCTACTAAAAACAAAATCATTATAGAATCCCACCACAGTAGTCACTGCTTTTCCGATGTCGACTTTATCGTCTATTGCCAAAAAGCCCTTTATAGTCATTCACCATACAGAATAAGAATAACAGACTGGGAGCCAGAGTACTGTATTCTTTACATACAAACATTAAGAACCTATCATAGATGGAAGCCACTTACCTTTAAATACGTAAGACGTGGTCACTATATCTTTGTATGGAATAAGAGATATGTAAAAGGAAGACGTTATTGATTTTGTTTGTTTGCCTTACTCCGTAACTTGGAGCATTCTTGAAGGACTGACACAGTTATATATAAGTTAGATGTTTCCGACTACGTAAGCAAAGACTATGAATATTATCACCAATATATAAACACTAAGCAAGGTTGCACCTAATCATCTAGTCTATTATCCTCAGGCCAAACCTCATTAAACTTATCCCTTGCACGTAGGACTACTTTGCGACCAGGAGGTGCAAGTTTCTTAACTAACCAAGTAGGATCAAACTTCTCCCATTCAAATCTGTAATGTTCATTTTCAGGTACCCAAGTAGGGTCTGGTGTTTCGTATGCCTCTTGTGGTAGTTTAGTCCAGATAGAATCAAAGAGTTCCTGTTCACTCAGCATACCCATTTGATTGTACACCTTACCGTGCATTTCTTTAGCCATAGATTTCAACTTCTCTTTATTGTATTCTATCTTACGTTGAAAGTCCCAGTACTCTTTAATGTCGGCGTATGATTGTTTAGTAATAGTCATAAGACTATTTAGGGATCCGGCGTTTTTTTGGTGCTGGCCGGAAAAAAAATGGCTATCGTTATATACTAAAGTTGTTATTGCATTTATAGATTAACTTTTGGTATACTATACTAAAAGACGATCCTATATAGGCCGTTTTTAAAAGTTTTTTTTAATATTTTTTGAGTTGAATTAACTAATTTAAATCTATTGTACTACCATAGTGTTTGACTGTGCCACTAGTGGATGATGTCTTCGTGCCTGATATGATTTCTGATTTATAGCCTTCTATTAGACTAGAGT